CACTCGCGATAAACAAATTGCGTTAGGTATTGCTTCTGGTTATCTCAATCTTACTGCATCACTTATGGGATATAGAACAGGGTGTTGTCAGTGTATGGACCCAAGCGCAATTAGAGAGATTGCAATGTTAAGAGAGGAACCATTATTGTTGATGGGTGTAGGATTTCCTCAAGAGGGAGTAAGTCGTAGACGACATCATGTAAGAGATTTCAATTTTATCTCCAAGAAAAAACAACCAATCAAATATGAAGTATTGGATTAAGGATAGGACAATGAAGCTATTTTCAGAAACTGTAGAAGAAGTAGAATATATTACCGAAGAAAAAGAGAACGGTAAAAAGAGCTACAAAATTCGTGGTATCTTCATGCAGGCTGATATCAAGAACCGAAATGGTCGAGTGTATCCTATGGAAATACTTAACAATGAAGTTACAAAATACAACAAGAATTTTATTAAAGAGAGTCGTGCATTTGGTGAGCTTGGTCATCCAGATGGGCCAACGGTTAATCTGGAGCGTGTCTCCCATATGATCACCTCTCTTGAACCAGACGGGAAGAACTTTATTGGAGAGGCGAAGATTATGTCTACGCCTATGGGTGAGATTGTGAAGAGTCTTATGGACGAAGGTGCAAAACTGGGCGTTTCCTCGCGGGGAATGGGTAGTTTAGACCAAAAAGGCGGTGCAAACTATGTGCGGGATGACTTCTATCTTGCAACTGCGGCGGATATTGTCGCTGATCCATCTGCACCAAACGCTTTCGTGGAAGGTATTATGGAAGGTAAGGAGTGGGTTTGGAACAACGGTGCGTTGTTGGAAGCGGAAATGGTTGAGATGCAGAAAGAGTTTGATGTAAAGCAACGTCAAAGGAATGCTAATAAGGAAGCTTTAGCGTTTGCTAAGTTTCTTAAAAGACTTTAATTTATAAATAATCATTACAGATAAGGTAAGGAGACACCCCTATGTCAGAACTAGAACAAACCATTGAAGAGCTGGAAGCAGAAGTGCTTGCAGAGCTTGAGGAAGCGAGTGATGCCCAGACAAAGGGTGCCGCTCCTGCCGAAGGCAAAAAGAAAATTGGAAATGAAACACCCGGCGGTGAAGTTACCGACGTTGGTGGTGCTGATCCAGAAGCCAAAGTCGAAAAAGGTGCAGATGAAGATCGCGGTGAGAAAGCGATTGGTAAGAAAGCTTCTGCGGCCGCGAAAAAGGTTTCCAGTGATGCACAACAGAAGGGCGCTGGTAAAGCAGACGGCCCTCAGAAACTCGCTGCTGGTCATGTACCAGAAGAGGGCGAAGTTGTTGCTGAGTCAAAGAAAATGACTAAAGCACAAGCTCTAGAGCAAATCGGAAAGATGAAGAAGAGTGACATCGAAGAGATGATTGCTTCTCACGCATCTAAACTTTCTGAAGCGGATGACGCTAAGACAGAAGAGGAGTTGAAGACTCTTGAGGACGCAAAGGCCGAGATCGAAGAGAAGATCAAGTCCATCAATGTCAAAGAAGATGTTGACGCCCTCGTAGAAGGTGAAGAGCTTTCTGAAGAGTTTAAAGAAAAGGCAGCGACAATCTTTGAAGCTGCTGTTAAATCGAAGACCCGCGAAGAAATCACTCGTATTCACGAAACGATGACTTCCGAGTTTGATGTAAAACTGGAAGAGTCAGTTGATACTCTTACAGAAAAAGTCGATACTTATCTCAACTACGTTGTAGAGGAATGGACTAAAGAGAACGAGTTGGCAATTGAGCGCGGTTTGAAGGGCGAGATTGCAGAAGACTTTATCTCTGGACTGAAACAGTTGTTTGAAGATCATTATATTGACGTGCCTGATGAGAAATATGACGTTCTCGAAGCACAGTCTGACAAAATTGCTGAACTAGAGCAAAAGATTAACACTGTGATGGAGCAAAATGTAACTCTTAGCAATGTTAAATCTGGTCTAGTTCGGGAACAGGTTATCTCTGAAGCTTGCGAAGATTTAACCGATACTGAAATTGAAAAGTTCAAGTCTCTGACAGAAGATGTTGACTTTGTGAATGAAGAGTCCTTCAAAGCAAAACTCAGCACCTTGAAGGAAAGTTATTTCCCGAAGACGATTGTTGAACAAACTTTTGATGATGAAGATGGTGGCACCGCGCAGGACATTGATACGACTGAAGCTATGGGCGCTTACATGTCGGCAATTAGTCGTAACAAAGAGCGTGCCCAATAATATTATAAACGGATGTAACTTACAAAGGAGAAACAAATGTTTCAGACAGAACATCTACAAGAAAAGTGGCAGCCAGTCCTAGAACACCCCGATCTTCCACGGATCGAGGATTCTTATAAGCGGGCAGTTACTACTCTCATCCTAGAGAACCAAGAAAAAGCAATGCGGGAGGATCGTGGGTTCCTTTCGGAGACAGCACCAGTCAACAGCATGGGTGGCGGACAGATGGACACATGGGACCCAATTTTGATCTCATTGGTTCGTCGTGCGATGCCTAACCTTATCGCTTATGACGTTTGTGGTGTGCAGCCAATGACAGGCCCAACGGGTCTGATCTTTGCGATGCGTTCCTCGCTCGCCTCACAGGACGGCGCAGAAGCCCTCGTTGATGAGTCGTTCCCTGATACTTCTAATCAGAACGCTGCCGGTACAATTGGTGGTGGTGATATTGGTACGACAGAGACTAACCCTGCTGTTCTTAATGACAGTCCTGCTGGAACTTATACTTCTGCAACAGGTATGACACGAGCTCAGTCTGAAGCACTTGGTGATAGCGGTACAAACGCTTTTGCTGAAATGGCATTCAGCATTGAGAAGTCTACGGTTACTGCCGTTTCTCGCGCACTCAAAGCAGAGTACACGATGGAACTCGCACAGGACTTGAAGGCAATTCATGGTCTTGACGCCGAGACAGAGCTCAGCAACATTCTTTCGACAGAAATCCTTGCTGAAATCAACCGTGAAGTTGTTCGTTCGCTGTATGTTACAGCGGTTGCGGGTGCTCAGGTTAATACAACTAACGCTGGTATCTTTGATCTGGACACCGACTCGAATGGTCGTTGGTCAGTTGAGAAGTTCAAGGGTCTGATGTTCCAGATCGAGCGTGACGCAAATGCGATTGGTCAACAGACCCGTCGCGGCAAAGGTAACATGCTGATTGTTTCGGCAGACGTTGCTTCTGCTCTTCAGATGGCTGGTGTTCTTGATTACACACCTGCTCTGAACAACAACCTCGCAGTTGACGACACATCTTCCACATTTGCTGGTACGATGAATGGTCGTTTCAAGGTCTATGTTGATCCGTATTCTGCAAATGTCGCTGCTTCGCAGTACTATGTTTGTGGTTATAAGGGCACATCGCCTTACGATGCTGGCTTCTTCTACTGCCCATACGTTCCCCTTCAGATGGTTCGTGCGGTTGGTGAGAATTCCTTCCAGCCCAAGATTGGTTTCAAGACCCGTTATGGTCTTGCTGCTAACCCATTCGCTGCTGCGGGTGCGGTTGCTGCCGCTGACACGGTTAACACCGATGCGTCACTGGATGCTAACACCAACGCTTGGTATCGTCGCGTTAAAGTCTCTAACCTTATGTAAGATAAGGGGACTACTAAACTTGGGGGAGAGCTTCGGCTCTCCCCTTTTTTTATTATAAATAGTATCATGACAACTGCTCAATCACCACTCGCAAGACAACCAGACCAGTTAGACTATGCAAGTCCGACTCAGTTTCGGTTTGGTATCAACCAACTTCCAAAAGTAGAATTTTTTACCATTAATGCAACCCTACCTGGCATTTCTGGTGGAACCATGAATATATCAAACCCATTCAAAAATATTCCAATGATGGGTGATAAAATTGAATATGAACCTCTTACAATAACATTCATTGTAGATGAGTATCTTGATAATTATCAATCGCTTCATGATTGGATGACAGGTATTGGTTTTCCTTCCAACAGGGGAGAATTTAGTACATTCAGAGATGTAACATCGAATACGCCGGCCGTCGGGTCTACCCAGCCAGTTGATTTAGTAGGTAAATCTACTGCCGATCTGGCAATGTACTCTGATGCATTTCTTATGATTCTCTCTAACAAAAACAATCCTATCCTAAACGTAAACTTTCAAAATGTATTTCCTACATCTTTGAGTGGGTTGTCCTTTACTCAAGGTGCAACAGATGTTGAATATATGACTGCTGACGTTGAATTCCAATATCAAATCTATAAATTTGAGAGTGTCTAAATAGGATTGAGCAGATTTGGTAAGCTTTAACATTTATCAAATCTTTAGACTTAAATTCTGATGACGACTCGTTCGAACTCATCAGGGTCAATATAGTAACAGAGAGAAACCAAACTGCTCACTTTTTTATTATGAGGTAATCATGGATTTAGAACTACTAAAACGAACTGCAAGGGAAGACCTTCCCATAACTGATCAAGAACACATTGATCAGGAATCTTTTAAAAATCAAATGATCAAACAGAAGTGGTTAGACTTTAAGTCTGACTTTGAACTTCTGCTCATAAAAGCAAAAACTGACCATCAACAGATGTACCGCCAGAAGTGGGAATACTATGGTGGTAAGGCCGATGCAAAAGTGTATGCTGCAAAACCGTTTGACATCAAGGTTATGAAAACAGACCTTCAGATGTATATACAATCTGACGATGACATTCTTCGACTTCAAAACAAAATTGGATACTACGATTCGTGCGTGGACTACTGCAAGGGTGTAATCAAGTCTATCGATAATCGTGGATGGGACATTCGTAACGCCACTGATTGGAAGAAGTTTGAAGCTGGCATGATCTGATGGCTTGGGGTTATCATACATTATTTGATTGTAAGTCTTGTCCTGTAGAAAAATTTACTGAGGAAAATATTCGATTATTCATAAAGGATATTGTACAAGCGATTGATATGAAGTCTTATGGTGATCCTATGATTGCTCACTTTGCGTCACACAATCCTGATGTTGCAGGATTTAGTTTTTGTCAGATGATTGAAACAAGCAATATCACTGGACATTTTGTAGATAAAACAGGCGACTGTTATATCGATATTTTTAGTTGCAAGGAATATAGCAAAGGTATTGCCAAGGTATTTATTTTTGATTTCTTTAATCCACAAGTAATTAAAATGGAATATATTGAAAGAGGCCTCTTTCAATGATTTATTACGCCAACATCAATCGTAACCGTTTTAGAAATTTCGATACATTAGAAGATGGTGTTATCACAAATGAAAGTGGTAAGGTAAAAAGGGACTCAAAGGTATTTTTCATTAAAGATGCTGGAACCTGTAAAGAAATTTTTAATCTTATTAATGATGTGACAAGAGGTCAGCTGACTGATATTGAACCATTACAATATTCTGAATATGATGTTGGTGGTGAATATGGTTGGCACAGAGATGTTCATGATGAACCATATTCAAATGGATTAGTCAGAAAGATATCATTTTCTACCATTCTGAATGATGATTTCGGTGGGGGTGAATTTGATATTGAAACAAAAAATCCAACCGACAAGAAACGATATGAGACTTTTACTAACAAAAAACATAACACTATAATATTTCCCTCTCACATGTGGCACAGAGTAAGACCAGTAAAATCTGGTGTCAGAAAATCTATAGTGGGTTGGGTATTGGGCCCTCCGTGATGATTATAACTAAGAAAAACGAAGTCTATCTGGTTTTAGAAGAGATGACAGTTTCTACTCGACAAGAGTTGACAGAGTTCTTTACCTTCGAAGTCCCCGGCTTCAAATTTATGCCTATGTACCGTAACCGAATGTGGGATGGAAAGATAAGACTCTTCTCTCCAGCAACAGGTGAGATATATGTGGGGTTGTTATCATACATCAAGAAATTTTGTGAT